CCTATTACTAGGGGCAGCGCGTGTAGTCTCTACGGACTCTCTGCTTTCGCAGGTTGCCTCGGTATTAACCCGCTTTTATTGGGGGCCTTCACCGATATAGCGCTGTAATTTTCATCGCCGCTTACGCAGCGAGTGGGCAATACTCTTTACCCATAGCGGTTACTTCAAGTTCGTCAAAACTGCGATTGATTGTCGCACTTGTTACGTGGTCGGATAGAACCACACTATTAAGTGTGGCTACAACCGTGTTTGACAAATAAATTGCCATTGGTTATACCTCTTCCTTTTCGGTAGTGTTTTCTTTTGCTTTTGTCTCTTTAACCTCAACTGGCAATTCCTGGCCAATCTTGATTAAAAATGCTTTTTCTTCATCTGTTAGTGCCATGTGTTAGCTCCAGCTTGTTAGTACGGATATTTGAAAATCTGCCGTTAGCATGTCGCCGCTGGCAACGCTTAATACGCTAGGTGCGGATACAGCGGTGATATTAAAAACTATGCTGCTTGCTGCAAGTTTGTTAAAGACTGCAACAATGGTTTCTTCTATGCCAATAAGGTTTGAAGCGTTATCAAACATTGGCACAGTCATGATAATTTTCAGATTGGCCATAGGTGAGATGCTTGCGTAAGAGTTGTTGCTTGGTGCAATGTATGGGTCAGCCGGTGCTACTACAACGCTGTTGGCCAAAATGGTACTTGGTGGAAAACTGAAAACATCCCACATTGTTGGGTTAGAAAGTGCCGCAGCTACAGTGCTACGTAATGTTGTTATAGCTACAGTCATTAGCCGACCATTGCGCTAGGGGAGAGGTAAGGAGCTAGGAGGCCTCTGATACTGGCCATAAGTGTGTTTGACATTTTGAACGGGCTTGGGCTGTAGCCGTCAACGCTTGTTCCACCGTTTTGAGTGCTAAAGCGGGCAGTCCAGATGTTCTCAGCCAGGATAAGAGCTGCAGCGTTAATGGCTGGAGTGTTGGCGTATGTAGCTGTTTTTGTATCTTCGCCAGTCATAGTGCCGTAAGGCAATACGCGCCTAAAGTTTTGATTAGCTGCAGTCTTTGCATATTGGATAAAGCTGTAGCCCTGTGGGAACTGCCAGTAAGCCAGTTGTAAGTTAAAGGCAGGCAAAATGTTTGCAGTGCCAGTTGACCAGGGAAGTGTCCCGGTAATCGTAAAGCTACCGTTAAATGTGGAGCCAGCCCCGGCAACTGTTACCGATTGGCCCGTAGTAAAGATGCCAGGGCTAGCGACCATGACCGTAGCTACGTTATTAACTAACGCCGTCCCAACTACGGGTGCATTGTCGAACCACAAAAATTGATTGATTAAATCTTGTGCTGTTTGACACGTATCTTCAATCCATGAGTAAGAATCGTAAAGGGTGCCAACACCAAGTGATGCTTTTAAAGTTGCGGCGGTTACGTAGGTTGCTGGCATTTCTTTGCTCCTTACTTACTAGGGCCGGTGGGGTTCAAGGGCTTAGAACCCCACCGACTATTTAGTGTGGGTTGTTATTAGGTGAAGTTGTAACGGATGATGCCCTTTGGCATCTTTGCGATTGTTGCCATGTATCCATAGATAGCGACCTGTACTTGTAGGTTGCTTACTACGTTAACTGACATGTACGCCTGTGGTGACTGGTAAACAGTAAATGCTTCAGGTGCAAGAATAATTGCAGAGTCATCAACAGTTGTTGTAGCTGCAAAGTTTTTGTCAACAAATAAATCTAACCCAAGTACGTTACCTCGGATTGACTTAGCCATTACATCGCCTGCGTTATTCATCGGATTAGCCGCCGTATAAATTGGTCTCCCCGTTGAATCCACCGCGCCGAGCAATAATTGCCATTGTGAACCATTAGCAATGTAATTGCTAGCAAAGTAGCCAGTTGCTTCATAAACAAGGCGAGCGGCTTCAGATGTGTAACCAATGATGCCTGCAGATGTAGCAGCTTGTGCAGTTGTAGCAACTGTTCCCGCTGTCACAAGGGCCGCATTAACAGTGGTATCTAAGGTTTTTAGGTACGCATTTTGTAGCTGATTTGTTAGCTCGCTAAAGAAGTTACCGTCACCATATCCGCGCTCAAGTAGCTCAATGCTAATTGTGTTCATACCGCTGTACTTAGATACTGTGCCTGATAGGTACTCTGTAACCATACCTGTGTTTTGTACTGCTCCGGCTTCAGCCTCAACAGTCACAACAGGTGCTACGCCTGATTGGCCACCTGCAGATGTAACAAGGGAAGGCACATTGATAGTCATACCGTTAGCTGGCAAAACTCCACGTGAACACGCATCAATAGACGGTGTGCCAAAACGTGTATTAGTTGGGAACTCTGAAAGATACTGAGTTGGATTAAAGCCTGGGTTAGTTGCAAATGAATCATCTGCAGCTGTTACATATAGCTTTGAGTCATCGTTTCCTAGTGCAGCTTTAATTTTGTGCTCTGTGTATGAGCCCATGTTAATGATTGGAGTACGTACGCGCTGAGAGTTAAGTGCGCTAGGTAGGATAATTTTGCGAGCTGCCTCTATTGTAGGTGCAGCCTGCTCTTCGGCAGCTGTTGCTGCCTCGGGTGCTGAGTTGTCGGGAGCAGTAGTCACTGCGGCCTCACTTTCGGTTTCGGTTTCGGTTTCGGTTTCGGTTTCGGTTTCGGTGGTTGTTGTATTTATTACTGTGTTAGTTGTTGTAACTTTTGTGCTTTGTGACATAGCTGCATCAACAGGCATTTCGCCTTCTTGAGCACTAATTTTTTGCACCGCTGCTCCAGCAAACGCCGGACTTTCCACAAGGCTTACCTCGCGTAAAACTGCAGCGGTGACCAGGAGGTAATCCTTTTGGGGCTTTGATGCAGTAACTTCCACACCAACGGATAAGCCGTCCATAAGTTGTTCCTGGGCTAGCAAAATTGCATCACTGCCACGTGAAGAGGCACTCACTTTAAAACTTGCGTATAGACCGTCTTTGGCTGAAGTAATGTTTTGCATGCGGCCTACTGGCTTTGAATTGTCATGAGACATTAAAAGTTTTACTTTGCTTGGTTCCGGGGCGCTAATAGAACCTTCAGCAAAAACAACTTTCCCAGCGCTTGTATAACCAATTTCACCGTATGGTGCAATTTTTCCTGAGATAGTTCGGCGCTCACCGCTATCTACAGCTTCAACATTGCCACTAAAGGTTAATATCATTAGTGCCGTTCCCTTCATTAAGGCCCATTGGGCTTAGTTGCTCCATGCTTTGTGCTTGTTGTAAATCAATCAAACCAAGATTTAACATTTTCTCTATTGCATCTAAGCGAGCAGCTGTATCTGCACGTAAGAAAGTTTCATCAATAGCAAAGCGCACAACATTGCCGTGTGCTGTGATGTCATCCATAGATAAACGGTTTTCAATAGCGCTAATAAATGGTTGCAATGAATAGGCAACAAACTCTTTGCGCCCGTCTAAAATGTTTTGATATGTCATGCTGTTGTTCATATCAGCGCTAATGTAATAGGCAGGTACGTTCATCAAACGCGCAATTTCAGTTGCTAAGTATTGTGATGCTTCGTTGTACATCATATCTTTAGGACTAAAGCCGATATTTTGCACGTCCAAAGTGCTAGTGAGGTATGCCGTGGACCTGCTAGCTCTAGCGGCCTTCCAAGCGGCTAAGATTCCGCTCACTTGTGCTTCAGGTAAATCTGCACCGCTATTTTTTAAAACAGTTGTTGCCATTGGTGTAGCAGCTGCAACACTTGCGGCTTTTTGTACGTCTAAAGCGCTTTGAATTGTTCGTGCGCCTGTTTCTAATACTCCAGGCAACAAACTTTGAAAAGTAACAAGTGAACCAATACCTGACATGGGGCATCTTTCGCCATTGACTGAGTAAAACTCAACCTCATCACCATATTGGTTTGTGGTAACTGTAACTCGTGAATTAGCAACCCACTCAAAACTGCTAGGTCTGCCGTCTGATAAATATGTGCTTGTGACTCTCCAGTAACATACTGAATATAGGAGCAAACTTTCCACCGTCATGGCAATGGTAACGCTGCGTGGTTGACGTAAATCAGGTTGCTCTAACCATAGGGGAGATTCAAGTTCTGCACCTGTAGATTTTTTATAGAGTTCTAAATCAATACTTGAAATGACACCGCATATTAAATTGCGACATCTAACAACTGAGGGAACTTGCAACGCCGTATTTCTATCCATGAAAGGTACGCCGTTACCACTTGAATACATACCGCTAAAGCTGTAAACCCCAGCGCCATAGCCCTGGTTCATAATGGCAGGCGCGAGCTGTGCAGTTACATCTTTTTTAGAGATGCCCAAAGTTTGCAATAATCCCATGAGAGGATTCTTGAGATTTGTCAAGCATATTTCAGTTATTGCCCGGCGTGTCTAACTGTAAACTTTAGCCTCAGATACAGGCTTAGTCAGGTGTAATGCCAGCATAGCCATGCCAATAGGGGCGGCAACTGAGCCGCTGGATTTCTTGCGAATAATTCTCCAGGCTGAGTCATTGCTCTTAGCAGCTACGTTATCCATAGCTTCATTAAGTGCGCTTTGGTCCCCGTGAACAATTCTACGGTTATCAATCGCATCCTTAAAAGTAGAGCACGCAGTATAGAACTGGGTCCCGCTGCAATCTTCGACTTTAACGCCGGCGTTATAGAGGCGGTCCGCAATGTGTTGACCTGTGAACTTGTCGAATAGCACTAGCTTTGGAAGCCACTCATCGCAATAGGCTTTGATGTCAGCTGCAATCTTGAGCTGGTCAATAGCTCTATCTGACTCCCATGTTTTAACAAGGCTCAGGCCTATGCGCCCGTCCGGCAATACTGCACCGGCAACAAGTGAGGCATGACGGCCTGCATGCGGCTCAATATCAAAGGCAAACATTGTGTACATACCCGGGGACATAATGAGCGATGTATCAGCGCACTCTTCCCAACTTCCAGGTGTCCAGGGTGAAGTATCTGTGCCTATCCACTTGCACAATGTCTCAGTCATTACAGCTGCATGTGTGGATGTTGCAATAATCTCTTCAATAGCTTCCTCAGTAATCAATGTACCTAATGAGGGGTTTGCCATTGCCCAATTCTTGCGGTCCCATATATCGCAGTTATCAGGGGCGCTGTATTCGTAATAGCCAACGGATTGAGGAGGCTTAGATAGCGAGCGTTCTCGCATCTCATTGAGCACAATGCTCTCTTTATGGCCCGCATTTGACGTGTAAAATCGCTGGCTATTCGGGCGCGTTAAGGTAGTTGACTTAACCGCATCTAGGGCCTCAACACCGCACTCACGTAACTCATCTACCCATACCATGTCAGCTGTAAGGCCACGGGCTGAGTCAGTAGTAGCTGCAACAACCTTGACCTCAGCTCCATTTTCCAGGATTATCCGCTCATTGCCGTTAGTTCGTTTATAGGCTTTCTCAATACTGCCACCTTTAACCTGAGCTAAGAGGTGGGGAGTGCGTTCAATGATGCCTGCCATTATCTCTAATGACTTAGATGCCATTTGTCTCTGAGATGACATAATCAAGATATTGCGCTCATTAAAGCAAAACAACCCAGCTAATACACGCATGCGCATCATGTGACTTTTCCCGCTTTGGCGTGCACAGGTGAAAAGCACAGATTTTTTTATGAACATATTTTCATCATCTACAGCTGAAGTATCTGTAAGAATTAGTTTTTGCCAATCGAGCAAAGGCATGTCAATAGATTCTGCTAGCTTCACAATCTCATCTACTCGGGATTTTGTGTTCAGCCAGGGCGTGTTAAGCCGTGGATGAGTTGCCCCTCGTAGGGTCTGTTTCGTTTTGGTTTCCATTTGTCTTAACTCTCGCTAATTCCGCGTGTCATGGGGCCTATGTGAACCGTCTCAGTCATTTTTGGGGAAAAAGGGAACAA